ATTTTATTTTCATAATCTCAAAATTTAATTTAATGTAAATATAAAAAAAAAGGACAACTAATGTAGTTGCCCTTTTAATCACTTATGCTTTAAAACTATTATGAAGTTTCTAAAGCAGTTTTTGCAGTTGCGAATGAACCTCTACTATAAGCATTAGGTAAATAAACTGAATGTGCAATTCTTGCAATCCCTCTTACCGACACTAAATACTTGCTGAAGTTATCACCGTCCTCATATCCAAAATCTACCCTTAATCCTTCTCTTTGCCATACTTGACTACCTTGTGCGAAGTCACCTACGATAAAGTTTCCTGCTGATAATTTATTGTTCATAAAAACAGGGACTCCATTTATCCGAAAGAAGCCGTCTGCCGAGATTAAAGAGTTACCTCTTAAATATTCATTAGTTGTATCCTTCAGTAATGCGATTTTATGGAAATCAGTTGGATTTAATACGATTCCAGTAGCAGCAAAATTAGCAATTGCAAGCTGATTCATAGCAACATAAAGAACGTCAAGTTCTTGTGCTGATTCAATTGCGTTTGCAAAACCTCCTGCTGCAAAAACAGTACCTCCATTTAATAATCCTAATAAATTAGGTGAACTTCCAGAACCTCCAATTAATTGGTCATCAATAACAGTGTTGATTTTCCCTGGAAGTCGTTGTGACAAGTACGAAGAAAGACCTGGCGTATCGTCAAGCATCTCTTGTGAAATAGTCATAACAGCAGT